ATTACTGGCACACAGGACTATGCATCCAAACTGGGCATAAAGTTAGCAACGGAGGCATCGTGTGATCTTGCAGTCACGGGAGACATTCGTGTAAGCTCGGCCAGTAAAATATCTGTGATTTCTAATTCAGATTTAGTATTTTGTACAAATGCATCTCTGAGTACCAAAGCAACGAATAATATAAATGCAGTTGCAGGAAATAATATTCTGTCACAATGCAACGAGTTTGGGATCACTGCTGCGGTTAAAATGTCTAATACACTAGATGTGATGAATACTATATCTTCGACCGCAACAGCTCAGTTAAATGCAGGATCGGCGAATCAGGCTCCGTCTGGCCCGCCGCTGGCTTTCCCCGCCGGTACTCCGATGGCACCTGTCCCCATCCAATCAGATCCCGCACTAATTGCCGACCCTTCCCAGTTTGCAGAGATAAAACCTATGAACAATAAGACTAACATTTTAGCATCATGGGCTGACCCGGTTCCTAAATTTAAAAGGAATGCCCAAGCATTTCAGACCATCACTACTAGATTGGCAACGTATGAGCCATGTCCGGAACACGAAAATTTTTCTACAGTGTCAGTTTCGGGCGGTATCGATGAGCTAAGCCAGGCAGACAAGACCTACCAAGGCTCATCGGGCGCCGGTAATTCCCCTCCAGCATCACCTGCACCGAAGTCTACAGTGGCAGGGGCCGACAATAAAGAAGTACAAGCTGATCCTGTTTCTGATAATTCTTTTTCCAGAGATATAAACAATGCGGCATTAAAGTGTCAGTTACTTTACCATGAGGGCAAGGAAAATACAGTTTACTTGGATTCGGTAGGTAAACCTACAGCCGGTATAGGACACTTTCTCAGAGAAGATGAACTTGCTAAGTACCCAATTGGTACACCAATTTCGGATTCGCAGATAGATGCTTGGTATGAACAGGACGCTACTACTGCAAACAAGATTGCTCGTAAATTATCAGGCGACACGTGGGGTAGCATGTCGGATGTCAGGAGGCGCGCAATGGTAGACTTAGCATTCAACTTAGGAGAACTCAGATTGTCTAAATTTACTAAATTCATATGTTCCATGGAAGTTAAGAACTATAATAATGCAGCAATAGAATTAAAAAATTCTAAATGGTTCGGACAAGTAAAAAGGCGTGGCCCGAATATATTGAGTATGATAGCACATGATGTTGATCCGACCGGCTGTGATAAAAAGTTTCCGGGATAACTGACATGTCGTGTGCAGCATCTAATTTTCAAATAGGCGGCGTTCTTGTATCTACTAGTGACTTTGTAAACATGCAAGAATTATTAACAGTCAGTGGGGATCAAGGCGACCCCACTGCTGATGCAGACGACGAAAGTATTGCAGGCGGTAATAATGTATCCGGTACAACAGGCATACAAATACCGCCACCTACCCAGACGTCGCCACCAGGGGTAATCACGCAGAAACCCAGCGCGTCGAACACAAAGCCAGCGCCCGGCGGAAATGGGACCCCCGTGACATGTGACACGTGGGACGGCGACTATGATTTTGAACTAAGTACCAATTTTAAACTGAGGGACTTCACACTCACTACACTTAGCAAGAATCCTGTGACCGATCTTCTGGGACTGACAGCAAGTCAAAGAGTTTGTAATTTACAGTCACTTGCTGTAAATATAGCAGAGCCCCTGAGGGCAAGGTTTGGTTCATCTATTAAAATAAATAGTGGGTTAAGAAATACAAACAGTACGTCCAGTGGAGTAAGTCAGCATGTATCCGGTCAGGCGATGGATATACAGTTTCCTGGCTGGACGTATGATAGGTACTGGGAAAATGCTCAGTGGGTTAAGGATAATATACCATATGATCAATTTATATTCGAACATAGTTCCAAGACTGGACTAGCATGGTATCACTTGTCGTTTAATCCCTTGGGTAATAGGCTACCCATCTCTCCTCGCAAAGTCATGACAATGTATCGTAATAGATATTCCACAGGCCTTCATAAATTTGCTTAATGTAGATACATAATTTCGATGATAAATAATAAAACGGGGATTATATGGCAGCTAATAAAGTAGGATTTGTCCAGTCGAGACGCATTACGAGAAAACCGTATTTCATTGGGTTTAATACTGTGGACCAACCTAATCCCCCTTATAATTTGAATAATATCGAGTTGGTCAAACGAGATATACATAATCACTTTGCGACGCCACTGGGGTCCAGAATAATGTTACCATTATTCGGTACTCGAATATATGAAATGCTATTCGATCCCTTCGATGAATATACAAAGAATGCAATAATAGAAGACGCAGTAACAGTAATTCAGTCAGAACCCCGTGTAGAATTAGTAGATATTGACGTATATCAAGAAGATCAGGCATTAACTGTTGCTATGATATTGTTATTTAAACCGGAATCCGTAACTGATAACTTATTTGTCAGCTTCACCCTAAAAGATAAAGAGACTACTTAATGTCAGCATCCATCCGCCAATCAAATTTATTTGCCGCAGAAGACTATAAAAAAGTCTTTAAAGCATTTCAGTTCATAAATTACTCTGCTTATGACTTCGATACACTCAAACAAGCATTAATTAACTATATCCAGACTTATTATCCGGAAGACTTTAACGACTATATCGAGAGCTCCGAGTTTATTGCAATCATAGAATTGCTTGCATATTTTGGTACAAGTCTCGCATTTAGAACAGAACTAAACAGCAGAGAAAACTTTATTGACACTGCGGAGCGAAGAGAGAGTATTATTCGACTTGCCCAGATGGTGAATTACGTCCCTAGACGAAATATATCGGCTAGCGGCTTAATGAAAATTACAGCAGTACAGACCAACCAGCCGCTAGTGGACCCTAGCGGAATAAGCATTAATGATTCTACAATATTCTGGAATGATCCAAACAATGCAGATTGGTTTGATCAGTTTGTGCAGGTATGCAATGCATCGTTTAGTACCATAAACCCATTTGGGCGACCCACAAAAAGCGGAAGTGTTGGTACTATACCCACCGACTTATACCAAATGAATAGCGTGTTGGGATTAAACGTTACATACCCGGCATCTGTATCAGTAAGTGGACAGACATATCCCATTGATATCTGTAATCCGGATTTTGTAACAAATGAAACTATTTTTGAAAGAGACCCGGACCCATTAAACGCATTTAACCTTGTCTATCGAAATGATAGTCTGGGTGTAGGATCGAACAATACAGGATTTTTCTTGTATTTCAAACAGGGTAATCTAATAAACGTAGATACAGATTTTCAATTCCCCGTACCTAACAGAGTGTTTCCGATAGAAATTCGAGATATCAATCAGTCCGACGTGTTTGTACAGGAGACAGATGAAAACGGAACTGTTATCTCGAAGTGGGCCAAGGTACCAGCTCTAGCCGGCGAAAACATCATATATAACAGTATTCAATTTTCACAAAGAAATATATTTTCAGTAATATCTGGACCCAATGACACAGTTTCGGTCAGATTCGCCGATGGTAACTTCGGAAACGTACCTACTGGTTTATTCAGATTTTGGGTAAGAACAAGTGCGAACCAAGCACTGGTAATTCGTCCCGATAGCGCACAAAGTTTACAAATCAACATCCCGTACATCGGCGCCGATCTACAAGAGTACGTGTTACGTGTCACATTCGGGCTAGAGCAAACTATCGGAAATGCCGCGCCGAGTGAAACGAACGAACAAATAAAACTGAGAGCACCAGAGGTGTTCTCGACTCAGTCGCGAATGGTAAACGGCAGTGACTACAATGTGTTACCCTTGATTTATGGAAATCAAATTGCTAAGATACAGGCAATTGGAAGAACATATAGTGGTCAAAGTCGCTATATTGACCTTAACGACCCTACAGGATTCCATAAAGACTTGCTTATTTTTGGAGATGACGGCGCATTGTACAGAGATAACCAGAATGTACTAGAACAAGTAATCCGGGACTCCTCCAACGAGACAAGTATAAATGTAATACTCACAAATCGTATTCAGGAGATGCTAAGACACTCGTCGGTATCTTCATTTTTCTATGATGAATATTTGACTCAGTTCGAGAAAACCATACGAGTAAACAAAGGGTTCCCTGGACAGCCGGCAGATGGGTATTCCATACTGGAATTAAATAACCCAAACCAAGTTAGTTTATATTGGAAAACAAGCCCCGGTAAGTTTAAAAATGATACAGGATTCTTTGCAGCATCTCCTACAGCACTCGCTGCTGAGACACTAGTCAACACGTTTACTACGGCGAATGTACAATTCCCGGTAATTGGAGCATATCGGCCATGGAGACTTATCGATGACGGAGCTGTAGTAGAGTTTGCCAACACGTCTGTATCTAATGCGGTAGTAATCAACAGCGGCTCCGGTTATACTGCTGCACCTGTTATTAATATTTCCGGAGGAGGCGGCACGGGAGCCGAAGCAACAGCGGTGTTAACTGGTGGCAGAGTAACATCTATTAACTTTAATAATTCTGGCACCGGATATACTACTGCGCCCGTTATTAATATTTCCGGAGGAGGCGGCACAGGAGCCGAAGCAATCTGTTCTATTTTATTGGATGCTACACGAAACACATCATCTGTTACAAGTGTGATACAAAATGGCATACCGGTAACCGTAGATACTTTAAATCTGTTTGCTGGTGCAGGCCCGGTGGAGCTTGGTACTGAAGAACAGAATAATTATCAAGCTATAAAGGTATATCCCCGATTCAGGAGTAACTTATCGCCCGGCGAACTTATTGACATCATTAACAGAATAACTGCCGGTATATCTTTCTGGATATATTATGACTTACTAATGGACAAATGGCAAACGTCTGATGCTGCTACATTTGGTTTATTAGACCAATCCGAACAGCCATGGAGATATGCAATTCCAAGTATATCAGCCCTGGGCGTGGAGCAGATATATTCAAACTGGGGTCCTTACCCCGATAGCGGACTACTATATGTATCGATTTCGACCAATAGTCAGGTGGGCACGACTACGTATGATCTTACTGCCCGTGGAAGAGTATATGTATTCGAATCATATAAAGATGTCAGATTCTATTGGCAACCCAACGACATAATAATAGACAATGCAACTGGGCTGGCCCTTAGGGACAATATCGAAATTATACCTCTTGTAAATACCAATAATACGATAGATAATAATCTTCCCCCGAGCCCAATTACATCCCCGCAGGCCGCGTTCCTTAAAGAGCAGATATCGTTTAACATTACCGGAGTTTATGTACAGGCTGACGGATATCAAGATCAGTCCAAAGTAGAAGTGTCGTTAGTAGACGAAAATCAGGACGGTATACCGGATAATCCCGACGGATTTAATCATATTGTTAGTTTGGATGATAGGGTAGTGTTTGAGTTTTACCGTAATGAGATTACTGGGTACCAGAGTACACGACCATGGACATCAAGATGGGCAACAGACCTGCAAGACGTAACTACTCCTTTGTATCTACATTTCCCTGTGCAACAACCCGGAATATCCACAGTACTCTACGGGTCTCCGTTCCTATGGTCCACACCGCTAGATCAGTCCCAGCAACTGACGCCGCCATCGGGTGTAGTATATTTAGATGAAGCTGACTTGATATTCATAAACAACCTATCACAGCTTAGTTTCGTCGGCGGCACTTCTCCACTAGCACCGACTATTGCAAATCAGGTAACTGCTTTCGTCAATGGCACAAACTCTTTTACTTGGATAAATGGAACAGAACTAGTAACAGGCAAGGCAGATATTTTAGTAAATTCTATATTAAATAAAGTTTTTCTATTAAATAGCACTCCGGGGTATGGAGTCTATTATAAGCTACACTCTCAAGTTACCGGAAACACAACTCAGTATCCAGAAGGAGAAGTTATCATTGATGAATTGGATAAGTATCACTTTGATAAAAATGGAAAATCATTTACACAAAATGAATCGGTAAAAGAATTACAAAGATTGCCTATGTACTTTAAGTGGAGTCACTACTCCCCTATAGATCAGCGAATTGACCCGGCAGCTACAAACATTATAGATATGGTAGTAGTTACAGATAGTTTTTATCGAGATATCCTGGTGTGGAAAAACAACAACAGCACCGTGTTTTCTTTACCAGTGAAGCCTACGACTGAGGAATTAAGAATACAATTTCAAGAACTAAATCAGTATAAGATGGTAAGCGACAATATGATTTGGAATTCTGGAACATTTAAGATTTTATT